TTCCTGTGTCGGGCGGTTGTGGCGGCGATGCCGTCCTGCGGGTGTTTGAAACATGATCGGGCGCATGAAAGCGCAAAGTTCAAATTATTACTTGACGGAAAGCATTTATGAGATTCCAGATATTCGTCAATCTCCTCCACCGTGAACGTCGTCCCCGGCGCAGGGACGCGGCCACCCCAGAGACCGCCGATGTTCTCAAGCAATTCTCCGTTATCTCCCAATCCCAACCTACCCATGCTTATAAGGTCTCTAACGAACCAAACGACGCTATCAATACACCGTTTCCAGTAATATTTTCCCGGCTCCGTCGGCGGTGTTTTTGTCCAGTTCATATTGCGCCCTCCTGTTCATCAATCTTAGTTTCAATCGCTTCCAGTTCATCCCTTCCGCAAGTACACACCTTGCTTATTCCTCTTTCCTTTTCGCATCGGCAATCGTGTGACTCACAACAAGAATAACAACCCCTGTTGGATTCACACCGATTCCATGCGATAAAAAAATCGTGGTATAATGATGTGCCACCGTTCATTCGCTCCACGGCGGCGCGGCAGAAGGCGAGGAGGTCGGTGGCTGTTGTCAGCAAACATCGCCCCGATCCTTCGTCATGGGTGGGATACAACACCATCCAAGAGTTGTTTTGTGATTCTCGTCTAATCCCAATCCCTGTAATATCAATCCCGTCCAGCCTCTTTGCAATCTCGGCGTCGGTTGTGTTCATTTGCTCCCCCTCCTTTTGGCCTTGAACAGGCCGGGCATCTTGCGCCAGATCTCATTAAAAATCCACGCCGCCGTAACACCCTTACTTGTAGGATATAATTCTTTCAACATCCGGCGCATAAAGGTGTTCTCGCGCTTGAGCTTCTTGTGGGCTTCAATACTCTCCCACATATAACCATCAGGGATTCGCTCTGGATGTTTTATCCATTTTGGTGCGCTCATTAAACGAACCTCCCGGCCTTTGCATCCCACCTGACGGGGAAACCGGCTTTGCGTAATTTGGCGGCAATGTGTTCATTGCCATACATTTCTACATGATATTGAAGCTCATTCAACGCCTTTACAACCTCGTTGCCGGGGTGCAGGTGGTAGGGAACGCACGACCATCCCTCTGTCAACGAGAACGATTCTTTCTTATCCACATAATAGGGTTCGTGGTTGTTTAACATCACCCACACGGCTTTCGGATACTTTGCTTTCATTCACCCTCCTTTGCTTCCTTCACGATTTTGCGTGCATACAAATACCCTTCAAGGAAAAACGCCGTTGCATCCCCGGTGTTTATTGGGTTGCCGTCCTGATTGGCGGCCTCGAAAGCGTAGTCTGTGTTCGGCCACAACTTCTCGGCTTCCTCCAAGGTCATATCTGGTAGGTCAAGTGGGTGTTTGGTCATGGGGACTCCTTTGGATTGTATGTGGTTATCCAATTCCAAGCCCTGCGGAACAGTTGATTAATGATGTGTTTTCGATTGTCGCGCCTGAATGTTGCTATGTCGGCCTCGTAATGCGGACAATCAGAACGGGCATGAGGCCCATTACAGTATGAACATTGCTGATTGTGTATTCCGTAACTCATTCATCCTCCTTGCGCCTCCCGGCGGTCAGGCCGTGGCGGCGGGTTGTTTCATTCCGCTTCAGCGTATTTATCTTCCGCTTTGAATTCTTTAATCGAACCCGCATCTTCTGGATCGTTATACAATTCCTCGGCTTCGGCTTCATCCAGATCGACCGAACTGGTGCTGAAGTCGGCATTGCGGGCAACCTCCTCTGCTTCGCCCTCGTCTTTCGCCTTCACGCAAACCTCTTGCCGGTATTTCATTTGGACTGAATAATAGGGCATTGTTAAATTCCTTTCATAGCAATGCGTAGCGCTTTTCGTGAAACATCATCGCGGCCAGCCCATACAAATACTTCGTATGGTTCAGCAAAACGCCGCATCCATCGAAACGAGTGCCACAGGTTTTTCCATTGTGTTTTACTCATCCCTTCCTCCCCTCCCCCGTCTATGCGGGAGATTGCGTTATGGTAATCGCTCGTAACTATCCAGCAGACCCCGGCACGTTTGCCGCGCATACTGCCAGAGCCGTCCGATGTTGATGATGGTCAGCATGTAGCCGCCTTGCGTTTGTTTTTTCTCCATTAGGCCGACAAATGCGCGTGTCTTATCTTCCCCACAAAACCCCCAGTTGCAGAGACCGTATTTATGGGCCACCGCCTGCAAGTCATCTTGTAGTTCTTTCTGCTTTTCAATCTTCATTTTGCCTCCTTGTTATCTGCCTCCATCCTCCCCGCGTCCTGGCCGGGCGTGGCGGTTATTTTTTCAACCTTCTCCCGTCTATAAAACGCTGGTGCAACGCCTTGCATTTTTTAAGCGTCCAACCGGGAAGTTTTGAAAACTCTTTGTAATCAAAGGGAGCGTCGGACAGTAGTCGCTCCCCTAAATGCGAGGCTTCGGGATATTTATCCTGAAATTTCTTGTGCGTAAATTTGGTTTGTTTGTCAAAGGAAACAACCTTCGGTTCTTTGACGCAGAAAAATCCGGCGCTATGGTTCGTTGCGTTCCCGTCACCGGTGTTCCCGTCACCGGTGTTCCTGTTGCCGGTGTTCCCGTCGCCGGTGTTCCTGTAGCCGGTGTTCCTGTAGCCGGTGTTCCCGCCGCCGGTGTTCCCGCCGCCGGTGTTCCTGTTGCCGGTGTTCATGTAGCCGGTGTTCATGTAGCCGGTGTTCATGTCGCCAGTGTTCATGTTGCCGGTGTTCCCGTCGCCGGTGTTCCCGCCGCCGGTGTTCCTGTTGCCGGTGTTCATGTAGCCGGTGTTCCTGCCGCCGTCCGGTATTATTTCAGAAAGGAGCCGAATCTCGTGGCAAACAACCTTTAGGTCGGAGCCGGGAGTGTATTCTTCGATTACATCCCGCGCCTCAACTGCAAACAAGCGCGTTCCTTTATCGTTATAATACGACCACGGGCCAGAAGGATGGACGCAGAAATGGAACCCACTCTCACATTGTTTAATCTCGCCTTCGTGCTTATACCATTTACCAAGTTCAAACTTAAATCCGCGGCAGGTCATGTCTGCGTTAGTTGCTTTGTAGCCCTTCATGTAATCATAATGTTTCACCGCGCACCTCCTTTATTCGTTTTGCGTTCTCTGCGGTCATTCCTCGTTTCCCCAATCCGTCCCGAAGTCCCGGTCAATGTCGCTATACCCGTCACGCCAGCTGTATTTCTCGTCCACGCGCTCGCGGTCATCTGGTCGCACGGGCAACGGGATGCAAGGGGCTTTGTCCTGATCGATCATGTTATACACTCCTTCAACGCCTCCCCCGCCCCCGTGACTGGCGGGCGGGGTTGCCTTACGATCTTAACGCTTCCTTTTCGGCTGTCGCGGGGTTCCGCGGTTTCCGGTTCCACCACCACTTCCATCGCGCCGCGGGGTTCCGCCACACGCACCATTTCCTTTACCACCACCTTTACTTCCTTTTGCCACCGGTATCACCTCCTTTCGTTATTAAAACTTTATCTTCCAATAATTTGAACTCAATTCCGTCAGTAATTCGTTGGCTCTGGTCTTGGTCATATCGGTTGTCCAGTAGCCGGCGTCATTGAGTGTTCTGGTTTGACCTGGGGTTGCCAACTTCTTCCTGCTCCGGCCAATGATGGAATCCAACAGATATTTGGCGTGACCCTTGCTCTTGACCTTGGCGGGATTTATGCCGAACCGCTTGATAAGTTGCAACTGATTGGGCGAAGGCTCTTGTTCTTCCCATGCGAATACCGGCTCGTAATCAGCAAGCCCCTCGCTCTGAATCATGACCGCATACGACAGCGGATCTATGAGCCGGGACTCCTTGTGCCGCTGTGACCGGAGCTCGCGCGCCAGGGCTTCCTCGCGTTCCTTAATTACGTCACGCTTGGCTGACGATTCCAAGTCCTCTAAGTCCATAGGCCCATCGGATTCTTCCTGCCGCTTCTGCATCTTCTCGGCCACTTCCGGGGATTCGGCTATCAGGTTGCATGGATGACAGAGATCGTGCTTTGTGGTCTGCCACAAGAAGTCGAGAATCAAGAGATTGTCCTTGCCAATCCATATCCGCGTCCCGCGTCCGATCATCTGCTGATAATAAGGAGTCGACTTGGTAGCCCGCAGGACAACAACGCAATCAATTGATGAATGATCGTAGCCCTCGTTGAACAACTGGCTGTTGAGCATGATGGCGCCTTTACCATCCTTCTCCCATGCCGCCACCTGACTCCGGTCCTCACCGCTGGCGTAATAGGCCCGGCGCCCTTGCTCGCGCAAGATGGCTTGGAGCTTCTTAGCCGTAATACACAGCGGAGTGAAGATCAGCGTCTTGCGGTCCTCGGGTATGGCCTCGGCAATCCGGGGCAGATAGGGGTCGAGGGCGTTCCCCAAGTCGCCCTCGTTGTAATCCCCCGAAGTTATCCTAACCCCGGACAGGTCGATCTTGAGTGGATGGGTCTTGGCCACGATACGGCACAGCCAGCCGTCGGTAATGGCCTGACGCAGGCTGTATTCGTAGGCCAAGGCGTCGAAGTATTTGCCCAAGTTCTTGCGGTCGCCGCGCTCGGGGGTGGCAGTAAAAGCTACGATCTTGGCTTGTGGAAAATAATTTAGGACTCGTTGCCAAGACTCGGAAAGTGCGTGATGTCCTTCATCTATGATTATTGTTTGAAAGAAATTTGGCGGAAACTTTTCAAGTCTGGATTGACGCATCATGGTTTGGATGCTACCAACTACAATCGGTTCACCTGATCTGATTGACGTAGAATCAGCCTTTTCAATGGCGCATCCAGAGCCAGTAGATTTTTGAAGTTTATCTACTGCCTGCCTAATAAGTTCATCACGATGGCAAGTTATAAGCGTGCAATTGCCTGCCAATTTTTCCCTTGCGGCGATATGCGAAAAAATTATAGTTTTTCCGCTACCTGTTGGACACGCAACCAACACCTTGCGGAATTCCTTCCACTTGGCGTAGACGGCATCGAAGGCATCAACTTGGTATGGACGTAAGTTCATATTCCCCCCTCGGGCGGACTATCGGACGCGGGAACGTGGAGGGAACACGTCAGGAGGTCCGCGATCCGATAGCCGCCCCTGATTGTCTGGTGTTAGCCGAAATCGGCCGGCGCCGCCACGGGTTCGGTGTGTTCGACAGGCTCCTCGTCCGGGAACAGGTAGTGCTTGACCTTCATCGAGGTCTTTTTTTTGTTGTATGTGTCTTGATACAACACCACCTTGCCAGAACCACCGGCAACCTCGTCCCAATTGGGAACGATGGACTCTCCGTGCTTGCGCTCACCGATGGCACGGAAGAACGCGCACACCATTCCCCAGGTGCTATCGTGCAGAGTCAGCCGATCATAGGCCGTGCCGATTCTGTTTTCGAAGTGTTCGTCGTTGATGTCGTAGATCATCAATACCAACGAGGCCTGATGCGCACCGGCGGTCACGTCGCCCTTTGATATGGTGTTGGTTTTCGATTTGACCACAAACCGATACTCGCCGTTTTTGAGTATCGCGCTCCCACCAGTATCGTCTACATCCGCTGGACTATTCCAATCTTTCATGATTATCTCCTTGTTGCGTTGTGTTGTTTTGGGTTTATCGTATTGATCGTGACGCGCGTTGATCAGCCGCTATGGTACACCCCGCGCGTGGATATGATGGCACGAGTAGCGGCGGTCCCATCTCTGACGCTGGCCCCCTAAGGTTTTGTACTGGCGGCGAAGGTGGTCCGTCCGGCGCAGGTCTGGGCTCACCCGGTGGCGCGTCGGCAATCAAACGCTTGTTGACCGCGTTTTTAATGAACGCCTGTTCCGTTCCTTTTGGATCCGCCATATACGCGCCTAAGTCGTGCAGGAGAATTTTCTTGTCGTTATAGACCAGCGTTTGACATCCCACCTTGACAATCCACCCGTTCAATACTGCTGTAATTTTTACATCACGCATTTTAATTCCTTTCTTTTACGTTGCTTACTTCCTCGCCGCCTTGACCTTCCCGGCAACCTTGACCCAGTTCGACATCAAGACCATTTGTGTCAGTATTTTCGGCGGAATGTCGGTCAGCTTCCCCCCTTTCGGTATGAATGATTTATCTTCACAATATGCCTTGAGTTCGATGGCGTATATCTTATCCGCTACCATAAGCTTCAACAGTTCCGGTGGGACATCCTCGGGTGCTGTCGGCTTGGACTCTTTTTTATCGGGTTCAGCCGCCGGCGTCACCAGCGTCGCTTGCCCGGTTTCGAGCATCTTGTCCACGCCCGGACGAGCCACCGGCGAAGCCGCTTCCTCGACGACCGGCTTGCTGGTATTTTCACCTAAGGCCTTGGCGAACACACCAAAGTCAAACGGCAACCCGAACGGTATCTGGTCGGGCAATTCCCATCGATTCTTGGCATCATAGGCCGCCGTGTGCTGGGTATGGATGATACGCTTGCGGCCACCGATGGCCTTGGTGCGCTTATCTTCATCGGTTGTCACAATGACTTTGTAATTCACAAACAGAAGCGCGTCAGCCCATTCCTTCAGGAGCGGCGATGTTTGCCGTGAACACTTTAGCTCATAGTGATCGAAGCTGCCTTC